ATTTTAATTGTGAAACCGTGGTCTGATTTACTGATTGATTTTACTAAATCCATAGCAGAACCTTTATCAATCCAAGGGTCTACGCTTTCAATCGATTTGATTTCGAAGTAATTATCAACAAGCTTTTGATTATCACTCATCTCATCAATGATTGTGACGTAATTCAATAGACGTTTAGCGTAGTTAATACGAGCAGTCCAGTTGATAACAGTTGGGTCATTCTCGTCTTGGCTGCCCCATTTAGAAAGTAATTCATCTTTACCGATTTCTTGCTCTTTTCCAATGTTTACAGTAACCACCGTACCATTGAAATTAACGTTAACTGGCTTGCCACTTTCAACCTTGTCAGTCCACTTAGCATCGAGCTTAAGACTCATTTGCTTGTTGAGTGGATGAGTGGCAAAGTAGTTATTGAATACAGTCGTAACCGTCTGAGTTTTAACGTCTGTTGATGCTTTACCCACAACAACTTTTTCTGGGTTATAGACATCAAAATCATAATTTGTTTGGAAGTTGATTTCTTTTGGCAAATCAAATTTAACCTTATCCCCTTCATTGATAGCCATATCGTCAGGGAATTTTACGTCTTTATATTCAACGGTAAACCCTGAATACTTACCAGTTCCATTTGATTGATCAACGACAACATCTGGATTAGTTACTTTAATTTCGTTGTCTTCTTTGACAAATTCAGTAGGCTGTTTAGGCGTTTCTGCGACTGGTTGTGCTACTGTTTCCGTTACTGGTATTTCTGTCACTGGTGCTGATTCTGTAGCAACCGCTGGTGTTTCTGTAATCGGTTGAGATTCCACTGGTGCTGGTGCCAATACTTTTGGCGTTTCTGCCACTGTTTCGCTTGGTGTAACTGTCACGTTACCAGCGTTATCGGCAGTATAGACATTAGCAACCGCTGGCTGAGTATCTGCTACTGGTTGAGCAGTTTCGTCCGCTGATACTGATCCAGCACCGATAAGCAATGCTGTAGCAAGTGCTAGCGTGCCACAAAGACCGAAAGCTTTAGTTTTAACGTAAGATGGTTTTGCAATTGTTTGTGAAATCATGGTATAATCTCCTTAGATGTTATTTCTAGCACGGGCCCTTACCCGTGTTTTTTTAGTGCCTTCAACGTGCACCCATAGCCCCACCGTATCATGTTTCAATGTTTTATTAGACTGTAATGGGAATATTAGGAAAAAAGTAATTTAGTATAATTTTTGGGGAATTATGGGTATAAGTTACACTCCACGGCAGGGTCATGGCTGCACGCTGAAAGGTGTTGCTATTTGATATATTTCTGTTTGAGCCGTTCGCTCTTTTCCTCTGGGGTTTCGACCACATCGAAAAAGTATTCTGGCTCTTTAGTTTTCTTCTTGGAAAATAGTTTTCTTAGTAGCTTCATGAGTTACCCCACTAGCTGATCCAGCGGAAGCCCATGAGCTTCGTTGTAAATACGTGCTTTTTCGTCAACCATTTGGTGACGTTCGATTACGTAAGTTTCAGTTTCTTGTTTTTTGTTTGACCAAATCCAATTGATAAGTTTTTTCATGTTTATTACCTCTCTTATTCTTCTAACTATGATTACTGTATAGTTATCTATTAGTTATTATTACCAGTTAGTGCCGGTAGGCTCTAGATTGTTGTTGGTTAGTGCGTGGCAACGCCATATTATTATTATTTAGTTATTATTATTATTTAGTTATTATTAGTGTCGGATTCTTCAACTTTTGAACTTTTCAACTTTTGAACTTTTCAACTTACGTAAAATTCAACTTTTGAACTTTTCAACTTACGTAAAGTCAGTAAGTTGTAACTCAGTTATCCACAACTTCTGTGGATAACTCTTTTTCAACCCGACTAACCCAATAACTCCAATAGCTATCTGTAATCGGTATGTCTTGAACAAGTGGATAGGTTTGAACACCTTGGCCACGTCCCAAGCTCTTTCGATAGATACGGATATATCCCGCTTTCTTCAACTCATTAAAGGCTGTTCGGTGTGCATCTCTGCCGCTTTTGGAACGTTTGGACAGCTCCTCAATATAAGGCCGCCAATCGTCTTTATTCGTCATTAGCACCCATAACAAGCCTTTGGCTTGTAAACTCAGTTCAGCGTTTTGGGCTGAGTGGTTATTCATTTGAGTATAGTTACTGTCGGTGTTTCGTTGGATATACTTCATATCCCATGACCTATGCTCCTTTCTGGTAAATGCTTGCCACGATATTGTAGTAGCTATGCCCTGCTGGTATCGTGTACTTAGTTAGATCATCAACTCTGGAACCGTCCGCCATAATGTTTATAATGACTGGTTCCCATTTTCGTTTTTCCATGATATAATTACCTTGATTTCAATATCTTAGGGTCTGACTCTGGCAGGGGTCAGCCTTTTTTCATTGCCTTGACGACACTAGAGAACTAGCGAGGACTTTTTTGATATTTATATTTAGGAGTTCTTATAAAATCAAATCATCTAATGGTATTGCTTACATTTCAACTGAATTGTTTCCCCGCTAGCTCGCTAGTGCCGTCAAGGGTGCCCCAAATTTGTCTCACCTTCTAATTACGCTTCAAACAAACTTCCTTGATGATTGGCAGTGAAAATCTCGTTTTTAAGCTCTTGGTCATTCAAGCCCCAATTTTCGATAAAGATAACGGCGTTCTTAAATTCTTTAGCAGGAATTTCTTTGCGTCTCACACCGAAACGATTAGCGATTTCTTTGTTGATAGCAGAATACGCTTTACCTCGAATATGATTGTCACGGTAAGCTTTGCTTTTCTTGCCTTCTAGCAATCCAACAATTTTGCGGTTAACAAGGTTAGTCAATTTAATTTCTTGTGCAGCGTTCACTCTCATGTTGTCTTCCAAGTTAGCGATACGCTCCTCATGGTTTTCAAGTGCATCTAGCATATTTCTAGTAACTGCTAGATGTGACACTTGTCTTGCGTGGTCTTTACTTTGACCGATAATGTCGTTTGTCATAAGATTCCTCCTTCAATCACATCGTCTTGTTCCAGTATCTCCGAAACGCTACGACTGAGACTATTTAGCATGGTTAGGAAAGTTTCAAGCTCGGTTCTAACTTTCGGATTGCTTAACGCTGGCTTAATATCCAGAAATGCAACACCGCCAAAGTTAGCAAGGAACTTGTTCCCTTTTTCTAAAAAGTTGATAGTGTGGCGGTAGGCAGATACTTGCTTTTGATAGCTATCTAGTTGCCCTTGCGACTGTTCAATGGCTCTTGTCAATTCGTCGTATTTAGCTGACTTTTCGTCAACCTCTTGACGTTGATTCATTAGCTCTTTGAGTTGTGATTCAATGAACTGCACTCGCTCGTTAGCCGCTTGCTCGCTATCTGAAAGCTCTTTGTTTTTTGCTAGTAGCTGTTTATTTAGCTCTTGTGTGGCTTTGTAATCGTCTGGGATGATTTCCTTTTCGATTACCTTTTCAATCGGTTTGACTGTTTTAGCACGCTCAAGCTCGCCTTTAACCGCTTCTAGTGCTTGGTCTTTGAGTTTTAAGCGACGCTTGACCTCTTGCAATTCTCTGACCGTTGGTGATTCGCCTTGCTCGATTTTTTCAATCTGCTCTTGCTTTTCTTCCTCTGGGAGTGTAGCCAACAGATAAAGAGCTCTGTTTCCTAAATTAGACCAAGTGGTCGAATTTGGAAGCTCTTTGACGATTTTCATCATCCTATTTGCTTCACGGTGGTTTATACCAACCTTGTTGAGCCATTCTCCGAATTGCCCGTGTGCTAGGTCGTTTTCTTTAACGTGATTCAACCGTCTTCCTATTTCCCAGATTGATTGCCCAGCTATTTGCTTATGGTGGGTTATCTCTAATTCAATTTGAGAAAGGTTGTTAGACAATGATACTTCGTTCATCTAGCGTAACCTCTTTCTTAATTCTTGACTTGAATTTAATTCAAGTTTTGCTGTAAAAAAATATCAAATACCGTACAAATCGGATGCTCGAATGTGGTATTTATTACAGATAGTTACCATTTTCTTAGGAGAAATAGAAAGCACATTTTTCTCCCAAGCGCTAACCGTTTGAGCTGTAGTACCAATGCTTTCAGCGAATTGGGCTTGTGTCAAATTATGACGGGCTCGAAGTTCTTTGATTGTAATCTTTGGAACTGTTTTTGTCATTTTGTTCCTCCTCTCTAACTAACTTACAAACATATTGTAACTTGAATTAAATTCAATGTCAACAGTTTTATTGATTTTTTTTCAAGTTTTTTTAAGTTTTTTATAAATCAACTTGAAAATTAGGAAAGTCTACTATATAATATTAATATAAACAGCAAGGAGAAAGATATGGATTTGAATAAGCAAAGAGGAAGTAGAATTGAAAGTTTGAGATCTAGCAAGGGCATTAGTCAACTTGAATTAGCAAAAATGTTAGGTTATAAATCTGATTCGACTATTTCAAAGTGGGAAAGCGGCGCTAGCATTCCAACGGGAACAAAGATTGTAAAATTAGCTCAAGCTTTAGGGACTTCAACAGATTACATTCTTTTTTGGAGATGGTCCAGAAACAACCGAGGAACAACAACCTAGCTCCCACGACATTGATAATATCATCGATAATGCAATGATGTTTGATGGCAAACCGCTTACGGATGACGATAAACGTGCCATTCGTGGCATAATTGCGGGATATATGAGCAGCAAGGAGAAATAGTATGGTAAGTATCGCTATGAAGCCAAACCCATTTAAAGAGAAAATCGCTGGAGTCAAGCTTTTTGAAGCTGATAGTGGTGAAGAACTTAGCACATTAAACAATTTATCGAGTTATCCGATAGGGTTGGCACTGAATTGTTCTATAGATTTCTTCAACATCCAACCCGAAACAAATTACACGCTAGTAGTTACTGCGAATTTCCCAAGCAGAGCTCCTTATCCTGTCCATGCTACAAACATTTATATACCAGCGTCGAACATTTCGGCTCCCGATAGCGAAGGATACGGAAAAGCAGCCGGAGATTTTGCTTTTGGCTTGACTTTGATGGAAAAAGGGGATTTGTTCTTGTTGTTTACTTTGACAAAAGGTAGCGAGGCTACTGATACATTTTACTGCTACTATTATTTCGGGGGTGGTATAAATGGATAATACTCGAAATATCGATGTTCCTGAAACAAATGACACCGCAAACGCTAGACAGTCTAAGGTAACTTCTATAAACTCCGGCAAAAGAATCAACACCCAAACACCCCATGCAAGTGATATAATGGACTTACAAAACCAAATAGATGAGGTAAGAAAAATGGCTATTGACTTGTATCGTGAACTGGATATTCAAGCGCTGGAGCAAAGATTGGAAAAGAACGAAGAAAACACCCAACGCTTCCTTCAACAAACAGCTCAGAGTTTAAATCAAGACAAGACTGAACTATCTCTTCGCACTGATCAGTTAGGACGTCGTATTGAAAAGATTGAAAACAAACTAGATGACATGTACGCCAAAAACGAACTAGACTTAAAATTCCAGATAATGGACCAAAAGATTGACGCTAAATTTGATACCTTTGGTCAACGCATGGAAAATATGTTTTTAGCTCAAACCAATAGGCAACTTGAGGAACAAGCCAAGAACAGAAAAGAATTCACTTACTGGTTTATTGGTATCCTTGTAGCTCTTGCTGGTATTGCTATTCCTGTCTGGTTCGGCAAATAATATCATCAAGGCTTGAAAATTCAAAATCTTATTGACCGAATGCAAAGGTATGCATCTGATTACACAAAAACGCCAGAACTGGTTAAAATGTTTACTATTTTTTGTAAAATCATTGACAATAAGTAAAACATTTTGTAAACTATTTTTAGTGGAAGACTGGTTAAGTTCAGCGCCCTATGGCTTGTGCGTGCGCAAGTGTAAGGGAACAAAACGTCTAAAAAGGGCCAGTTCGTTTGTCGAATTGGCTCTTTTTGTTTTTTATAGAAACCGATACGAGGAAGCTATGCCTGAAAAAGAATTACTTGAGCAATTCAATGTGTCTCTTTGTGAGTTCGACTCTAGCCAGTGGTCTCGAGATGGGTTTCTAGACCCTGTTAACCGTGTGGTTTACATCAATAGGGATTTACCTGCCGAAAGACGTTTAAAGGTCATTCTGCACGAAT